ACCCAAGACAGACCCGGAACTCATCGAAGCCTTCCGCGCGCGCACGCCGCAGGCCCTCTCGGTGCTGGACAAGGTGATGCGCGACTTCGAGGCTGGGCCGAGCATCGACGACGACGACGGTGCAGTGCAGGCGGTCAAGCCAGAGGCCGCGGTCAAGGCTGCAGAGGTGGTGCTCAATCGCGGCTGGGGCACCGCGCCAAGCACCATCAAGCTCGACGTCAAGGGCGAGGTGAGCACCGCAATTGAGGTAAGAGCGGCGCCGGTCGACCCCGAGAGGCTGCGTCGCATCGCGGGCGTGCTTCGCAAGGCGGGCGTACTGGAGGCCCTACAGGCCGAGGTTCCGAAGGAGGAGTCAGGTGGCTGAACTGAAGATGGAGATCAGCTGTCGCGACGTGCCTGAAGTGCGCGCCGAGTTGGAGCGCCTGCGAGGGCTCATCAAGGCCGTGGAGTGGTCGTCTGGCGAGGACGCCTACTCGTGTCCGTGGTGCGATGCGGATCGCGACCTGATGCGCTACGGCAACGGAAGGCCGGTCAAGGGCACAGGCGCTCACCGCGAGACCTGCCCGGCCTTCACGCCTTCCGGCGAAGTGAAGTGACGTGACCGACACGGCGTCATCGGATGCGCTCGAGGAACTGGCGCGCCTACTGACGCCACGGCTCAACAAGTACATCCCGTGGACGCCCACGGAGACGCAAGCGGCCTTCCTGCTGCTGGACTGTCACGAGGCGCTCTACGGCGGCGCTGCAGGCGGCGGCAAGTCAGTCGCGCTGCTCATGGCTGCGCTGCAGTACGTCGACGTGCCGGGCTATCACGCGCTGCTGTTGCGTCGCACGTTCGCGGCACTGGCCAAGCCGGGCGCGCTGATGGACCTCGCGCACGACTGGCTCCATGCGACTGACGCCGTCTGGAATGAGCAGCGCAAGCAGTGGACGTTCCCGAGCGGCGCGACGCTGAGCTTCGGCTACTTGGACACGGAGAACGACAAGTACCAGTACCAGGGCGCAGCCTACGGCTACCTAGGACTCGATGAACTCACGCAGTTCACCGCGACGCAGTACCAGTACCTTTTCAGCCGCAAGCGCCGAAACAAAGACCTCGAAGCGCTCGGCGTTCCGATGCGCACGCGCGCCAGCAGCAACCCGGGTGGCGAGGGGCACGAGTGGGTCTACCAGCGGTTCTTTGTCGAGGGCAGCAAGACGGGCCGCGTCTTCATTCCGGCGCTGCTCACCGACAACCCGCACCTCGACGCCGACGAGTACCGGCAGAGCCTGCGAGAGTTGCCTCTCGTCGAGCGCATGCAGCTCGAGCATGGCGACTGGACCGTCAGTCAGGCCGGCGACTGGTTCAAGCGCTCCTGGTTCGACATCGTCGATATCCTCGATGTGCCGCGCGCCGCGCGCCTCACGCGCTACTGGGACCTCGCCACGACGAAGCCCCACGGTCGCAACAAGGACCCCGACTACTGCGTGGGCGTGCTGATGGCCGAGTGGCGCGGCGCCTTCTGGGTCGTCGACGTGAGGCGCTTCCGGCTCGGTCCTGCAGAGGTTGAGCAAGCCATCGCAGACACGGCGCGCGACGATGGCGTGGGCGTCGACGTGTGGGTCGAGCAAGAGCCCGGCTCGCAGTCCGAGTTGTTCATCTCGTCGCTCGGACGTGGGCCGCTCAAAGGCTACGCGCTGCGAGGCAACCGCGTCACCGGCGACAAGAAGACGCGCGCCAAGCCGTTCGCCGCGGCAGCGTCGCGTGGCGATGTGAAGTTGGTGCGCGCCGCATGGAACCGCGAGTACCTCGACGAACTCGAAGCCTTCCCGCGCGACGGCGTCCACGATGACCAGGTCGACGCCTCATCAGGCGCACACGAGAAGACCGCACGCGCCGGACGACAGGGCGGTGGCCTCATCGGAGTGCCCGCCATCCCGCTCGATGTCCGCATGTAGCAGGGCGGGGTGTACGGCGCGCACGTTGCGCGAGTGGGCTTCCTCGACGGTCTGACCAGCCTCTGGCGTCGTCCTGCGTCGCTCGTGGCGTCGTCTGCCGTGGCGACGATTGCGGCGTCCGGCGAGCGCGGCGTCAGCGGGACGGCCAACTACGGCGGGCGCCTGCAGGTCGAGCCCAACAGCGCGCTGCGGGACACCTCGGGCTATGGCTCGCCGGGCTCGACGCAGTGGGGTGAGTGGGAAGAGGCGCGCAGGGCCAACGCTTACGTCGCGTCGGCCATCGACTTCGTCATGGGGCCGATTCGCGATGCGCGCGTGGACTTCGAGCAGCCTGCTGAAGGCGTCACCGACGACGCAGTGGCGAAGGCGCAAATCGACTTCCTGCGCTGGAACTTCACCGACGGGCTCGAGGCGGGGTTGCCCAGCATCCTCGCGCAGGTCGGCGGCGGCATGCTGGCGTCCGGCTTCGCCATCGTGGAGCCGGTCGGATGCGGCGTGTCGCGGCCTGAGTTGCCGGGCGGCAAGGGCTTCGCGCTCAAGCGCCTCGCAGAGCGCCTGCCCAACTCGCTGAGCCCCAACCCGTGGGTCGAGACGCCGGATGGCTCGGACCTGCTGGCGATTCGTCAGCACGGCCTGCGTGGGACGCGGTGGGAGACCGTCGAACTCAAGCGCGACGACGTGTTGCTCTTCACCTGGCAGCGCTCGGGCAACAACTGGGCGGGATTCAGCGCGTTCCGCTCGGTCTGGTACATCGCGAATCGCATCATGCCGATGCTGCTCAAACTCCTCGGCGTGACGCTGCAGCGCGAGGGCGCTGGCGTGCCGGTGGCCGAGAGCGTCGACCTCGACGCGGAGTTGTCGCCTGAGCAGCGCGACCAGCTGCGCGAAGTCTTCGCGGGGCTCACGTTCCACGAGGCCGCGGGCGTCATCATGCCGAGCGGCTGGAAGCTCAACTGGGTCTTCTCGCCCGGCGCCAATAAGGGACACGTCCTGGCGGCGTGGCAGCAACTCGGCGTCGTGGTGCTGCAGCAGGTGGGGGCGCAGCAGCTCGCGCTCGGCACAGCGGCGACGGGGAGCCGCAGCGTCGGCGAGGTCCACGACGCGCGGGCCATGGCCTACGTGCGGGGCGTCACCGCCGTCATGGAGGCTGAACTCAACCGCCTCGTGCGGAAGCTAGTCGACGTCAACTGGGGTCCGCAGCTCGCCTACCCGAAGCTCAAGCTGACGCTGCGCCGCCCCGAGATGGGTGTCGTAGAGCGCGTCAACGCCATGAAGGCCGCGAAGGACGGCGGTCTGCTGACGGTCCTGGCTCGCGACGAGAACAACGTGCGCGAGTCCCTGGGCCTTGCGCCCATCGACGACGACGAGCGCGAGGCGGCGAAGGCTGCGCGTGCCGTCGTTGCGCCTGTCGACGAAGTCACCCGGCCAGCGGGCGGTGCCGGTGAAGAAGGCGCGAACTCTCCGGCGTCGAACCCCCGACTTTCCGCCTCCGTCCAGCGTGGCGGCTGGGCTCCGTGGCGTCCCCTGCGTGCGTCTGAGCAGCGCATGGCGCTCGCGTCCATGTCGACGTACCTCGACGACTCGCGCGAGGCTTTCGAGCGTCGCGTGAAGCCTGAGGTCTTGGGTATGCTGGCGATGGCGGCGCCGTCGATTGAGGCCGCGATGTCGGACGGCTCGCCCGACGAGGTGGCGACGCTGCCGCTCAACGCAAAGCGGCTCGACAAGGTGTTGCGCCAGTACCTCGCCGAGGTGCGCGTGAAGGGCGCTGAGTACGCGCGCGCGGAACTGCAGCGCACGACGCGCCTGACGGCCGCTGCCGAGGATGAGCAGGACGACAAGAACCCGGCCGACGAAGCGACTGACGACGCCGACGAGGTGGTGGAGGCGCAGGCCAAGGCGCTCAGTCGGCGCATGCAGAACCGTCTTCGCTCGGAGCTTGAGCGCGAGGCCATCGACGTCATTCGGACGGGTGGCGATGCGTCGGAAGTCGTGGCGCGCACCGTGTCGCGTCAACTCGAGTCGGGAGCCTTCAGGGCGGACGCCGGCAGTGTGACGGCCAAGGTGCTGAACGTGGGCCGCGACGAGGCCGCGCGACTGGTCGGCGGCGTCACGTCGGTCCGCTACTCGGCCATCCTCGATGCTGGTACCTGCGGTCCGTGCACCGCGGCTGACGGGCGCACCGCGGCCTTCGGCTCGGAAGAGCACGACGCGCTCCTTCCACCCAACCGCGACTGTGCGGGCGGGGACAACTGCCGCTGCCTGCTGGAGTTCCTCGTGGGGGGTGACGAATGAGCGGCAAGACGACGCTTCGTGCTCAGTTCGCCGGCCGCATTGTCGCGAGCGAGGCGTGGAACCTGCTCTTTCCAAAGGGCGAGTGGCACGGGGAGAACCTCCGTCCCATCGGCGGAAGCATCGCCATCGACGACTCTATGCTCGAGGAGATGGTGGCCAACTGGCGCTCGGCAAGCGCGCCCCATCTGCCTGTCTACAAGACGCACGCCCATCTCGACGAGGACGCGACGGCCACCGAGCGCGCAGAGCTTTCGAAGGCCTACGGCTACCTCACCGACTTCCGCGTCACTGCCGCTGGCCTTGAGGCGAAGACGGAGTGGACGCCCGCGGGCAAGCGGATGGTGGATGAAGGCGAGTTCGCGTTCTGGAGCCCTGAGTGGCAACCCAAGCACGTCGACCGCCGCACGGGCGATGTGAAGGGCTGGTGGCTCTCTGCAACCGCGCTGTGCAGCAACCCATTCTTCGATTCCATGCCGCAGCTTGCCGCGGCGCAGCCCCCTCCCAACTCGATGCCGCGCGTGGCGGCGTCTTCGTCCGTCGCCCCCACGTCCTCACCCCAACCGAAGGAAGCCCCGATGACCCCTGAACTGAAGAAGCGCCTGAAGATGGCGCTGAAGTGCGCCGAGGAATGCAGCGATGAGGAGATGGTCGCCTCGTGCGAGAAGATGACCGCGAGCATCGCGGCGTCCGTCACTGAGACTGCCTCGCTCACCGCGGCCGTGAAGTCCGCCGTCGAGCCGATGCAGGCGCAGCTCGTCGCCGCGCAGGCCGAGGCCGCGACCCTGAAGGCGTCCCTGGTGGAGCGCGACACCACGCGCCTCATCGACGATGCCAAACTGGCCGGGAAGCCGGTCGAGTCGATGCGTGCCTTCATCGTCGCCGCTGCGAAGCGCGACATGGCCGAGGCCACCGCTCTCGTCGCGGCGCTGCCCGTGTCGATGTCCACCACCGAGAAGGGCATCAGCGGGACGCCCGCTCCCGAGGCCGTCGAGCCCGTCAGCGACGGCACGCTGACTGCGTCGGCCACCGAGTATTTCACGAAGCTCGAAGCGTTCGCGCAGGCCGAGAAGCTCTCCACCGTTCAGGCGACTCGCCTGTTCAACCGCGACAACGCCGAGTTGGCGAAGCGCGCCTTCGCCGTCACCCGCTGAAAGGAAATCATCATGTCTCAGGAAAACTACGCAGGCAGTGTCCCGGTTTCGCTCCTCGCGGGCGGCACCATCACCCGCAACGCCGCGCTCAAGCTGTCGGCTGGCGCCGTCGTCGTCACCACCGCCATCACGGACCACGTCATCGGCGTGGCCCAGCAGTCCGCCGTCGCGGGCGAGATGGTGCCCGTCCTCACCTCGCCCGGCACCATCGTCACGATGGTTGCCAGCGCGGCCATCCTCGCTGACGCGATGGTGATGCCTGGTGCGGCTGGCAAGGTCGCCACCGCGGCCGGCGCCACTGCGCTCACCTGCGGGCAGGTTCTGGACGTGGCCGCCGCTGACGGCGACCTCATCCGTGTGCTGTTCCGCCCCGGCGTGAAGTCCGCCGCGAACGCCTAAGCCTCAAGAAAAGGAACCAAGCAAATGGCCATCAATCCCAGCGAGTTCAAGACCCGCACCGCAATCGAAGCCCTCACGCTGAAGATCATGAACGAGAAGGCCGACTTCGTGGCCGACCAGGTCTTCACCCCCGTCTACACGCCCGAGAAGGACATCTTCAAGGTCTACCAGTACGACGGTCGCGAGCTGCGCGACATCGACACCGCGAGTGACTCCAAGTCGAGCGCGGCGAAGGTGGACTACGGCGTGTTCGCGAAGGACCGCACCACCACCCTCCACAAGCTGTCCATCGACATCGACCCGCGCGACGAGAAGGTCTTCGATGGCGCGGTTGCCGACGTGTCGAGCGACGCCGCCGAGGCGCTCGCGTCGCACCTCCTCATCCGTCGCGAGCGCGCCTTCGTGACGCTCGCCACGACCGCGGCGAACTACCCGGCCTCGTTGACCAAGTCGCTCGTGGACGCCTCGACGCGCCTCACGGACGCCGGTGGCGACATCGAGGCCGAGGCCGAGGCGGCGCACACCGCCATCCGCACCGCGTGCGGCAAGGCGCCCAACGCGGCCTGTCTCTCGTGGACCGGCCTGCAGAAGCTGAAGCGCTCGCCCTCCGTGGTGGCCCGCGTGAAGTACGGCGGCGCGACCAACAGCGGCCAGCGCACCACCGAAGACGCAATCCGCGACCTCCTTGGGGTCGAGGAGTTGGTCATCAGCAAGGCCGTCTACAACGCCGGTGCCGAAGGTGCCGCGCGCTCGATGTCGGATGTGTGGGGCGACGACCTGCTCTTCTTCGTCAAGGACTCGTCGCCCCGCAAGAAGAGCATGCGGTACGGCGCGTTCTACGTTCGGAACGAGATGTACTCGTACCGCGCGCCGGACCCGAAGCGCGGCAGCGGCGACGGCCGCATCGAGGAACTCGAGATGGGCTGGGAGTGGCTGTTGGCTCCTGGTGCCGTCGTGGGCTCGGCTGACGACGACTTCATCGCCGGCTACCTCCTGAAGAACATCTACTGAGGCACTGACCATGGCCAAGTTCTTCGTGGTGCAGGGCAGTGTCGGGCTCCCGTCGGAAGGCGTGGCGCACATCGGGGAGGCCGTCGACCTCACCGAAGAGCAGGCCAAGGGGCTTCTCGCGGCGGGCTTCATCGCCGACGAGAAGTCCTTCGTCGGCCTCAAGAAGATGGTCGAGGGCGCGCAGGAGTCCGGCGCCGTCCTCGACAAGAAGCTCTCCAAGTTGGCGGCTGGCCTGTCCGCGCTGAAGGCCAAGCTTCCCGCGAAGGGGAAGTGACGCATGGCCTCCTCGTCCTTCGGACTTGATGCGGAAGGGGTGCGACGTCACCACTTCAGCAACTTGGACGCCTTTTCCACGCAGTCGCGGCCATCGGCCTCGACGGTGGCGGAAATCATCGACGAGGAGGCAGCAGTCATGGCGGGGGCGCTGGCGCTCGAGAAAATCGACGCCGGCGCCATCACCATCAACAGCAGCGCGTACAACGCCTGCCGCAAGGTCCTGCGCATGCAGGTCGCTGCGGTGCTGGCGCGCAACATCCCGGGGACCGACTGGCCGTTGTCGCGCTCGTGGACCTCGACGGTTGACGGCTGGTACTCGGACCTCGCGAAGGGCGGCGCCGCGTTTCTCGGCGACGGTGCGACGGCGAGCGGCACGAGCGACCCTGACGGGCCGACGTGGCACGGCTCGGAACTGACGCGCGACACCACGGCGGCGATGAGCACCACCGTCCCGATGCTGCGCAAGGACGACCGGCTTTGAGCGCCATCGTCCTGGGCGTCGAGTACCAGGTGGGCGGCGGGGCCTCGGAGCCCACGCTGACGCGCCTCACGACTGCGCTGGAGCGCGCGGGGCTCGAGCTGGCCGACGTCGGCAAGCACGTCCTGCCGAAGCTCATCCCGCTCTTCGAGGAGAAGGTGGGCGAGCAATTCGAAGCGCGCGGCAAGGGTCCGTCCGGCTCGTGGGCTGCGCTCTCGACTCGGTACGCGGCATGGAAGGAGCGCGTTGCGCCGGGCCGTCCTCTCCTCGTGCTGACGGGCGCTCTCGGCGCGGCGCTGACGGACTCGGCAGACGCAGGCGCACGGCGCGACATCAGTGGCGACTCGCTCAGCTACGGCACGAAGGGCGTCGAGTACGCGACGTTTCATCAGACGGGCACGGGTGACATGCCGTCGCGTCCGCCGTTCGACTTCGGCGCGGACATGGAAGAGGGAATGCAGGCCGCTGCGCTGGCCGGCGCGCGCGAGGCGCTGCGTGCTGCGAGTGACGGCTTGCTGGACTTCGATGGAGACACCTTCGAGGGGCAGGCCGTGCTGACGGGTAAGGGCGGCGGTCGCTACATCCAGAGCGGCGGCGGCAGGACGTACCTCAAGCAAACGAAGGGCGGCGACGTCGTGAAGCGCCGCTACGGAGGCAAGCGATGACGCCGAGTCCCTTCAGTCGTCTCGCCTCTGGCGCCGTCAGCGGACTCCTGTCGGGGCTCGCGCAGACCATCGCCGGCATCAAGACCTTCACCAGCGTCATCATCGCGAGTGCAGGCGTGCAGACGGCGTCGGTCTTCTCGACCAACGGCGCCGGCGCGGGCGACGTGGTGCTCAAGGTCGGCACGACTGCCGCAGACGCATCGGTCAACGCCGCCGCGAAGCTCTGGGCGCTCTACACAGGCCTTGGTGGGACGGAGGTGCTCAAGGCCTACTTCGACAAGGCGGGGTCACTTCATTTCACGACGAACGACTGGACCCTGAAGGCGGATGGGTCCGGATTCTGGTTCTACGTCGGAGCGACGCCGTACATGTTCATCAACGTCGGCACCGGCGTTGTGTCGTCCGGGTACGGATTGCAGGTCACTCCGTTGTTCGGCGCGTACAACTCGTTTCAGGTCCCCACGAGCGGCCTCGTCAACCAGCGCGGCACCGACTCCACGGGCACCCCCGGCGCGGCCACCATCGACCGCCCCATCGGGAAGTCGAGCATCGCCGCCGCTGCGTCGTCGGTCGTCATCACGAACAACCTCGTCACTGCGCTCTCGCACATCATCATCACTCCGATGGAGAACGCGACCAACAACGCCGAGTTTCGCAACTTCAAGGTGACGCCCACGGCGGGGAGCTTCACCGTCACCGTCAACGCGGCGACCACCGTTGCGTGGCCCTTCGCGTGGCGCGTCGCCACCATCCTCACCGCGTAACGGAGATATCATGGGAATCATCGCCACCGCACGCAACGACTTCACCGCAGCCTTCGCCGCCTTCAAGCTCACCACGCCCACGCGCGCCCAGAAGCGCCGCTACGTCGCCGCGCTGGTGACGGCGGGGCAGGAGTGGTTGGCCAAGCACGACGCACAGGAGAACGCGGCGGCTGCCGACTTCGCAGCGAGCAAGCCCGGCCAGTTCGACGCCTTCGTTGGCTCGCTGCCGGAGCCCGTGCTGTACGCCGTTGACCCGCTCGCTGACGCGGTAGCGTGATGGCTGACGCGCGCGACTTCTTCGTCACCGACTCCGCTGGCGCCCCGCTGCTGGGCGCTGCCGGTGGCATGTCCGCCATCGCGCGAGACGTGACGGGAGCGACGCGCACGGCCCCCGCGGTGACGGAGGTGGGCGACGGCATGTACCAGGTGCTGCCCACCGACGCCGACGAGACGGCCGGGACGCTCGTGCTGGTGGACTGCGGCGCGGGCAGTGAGCCCCGGCGCGTCTCCATTGAGTGCTTCAAGGGCGACAACAGCAACCAGTTCTTCGGCCTCCACGTCGAGAACACAGCGGGCGCGCTCTGGACCGGCGCGGCGCCCACGGTCGGCAGCTACCGCGACGCCACCGGCGCCGCCCGCACCGCGCCTACCCTCGTGGCCGTCGCTGGGGCCTACCTGTACGTCTCCGTGCCAAGCGCGGCCGACGTGACGGCCGACACGTCAATCCGCGTGGACGGGCCTGCAGGGAGCGCACAGCCCTACTGGTACGACGACACGGCGCCGCTGGTGGAGTCGGGTGGGCCTGTCGACGTCGCCCCATCGCCCGGACTCGGGCCTGACGCACTGTCCGTGGTGGCGCTGCGCGAGTACCTGCTGCGCTACCTCCCGGCCAAGGTGGCCCAACTCAACGGCCTGCGCGCGGCAACGCTTCGCAGCGCCCTCGCCGAGCCCTTCACCGTGCCTGCCGGCGCCGTACTGCGCCTCTCGTCGACCTCGCAGGAACAGGCGCCCACGGATGTTCCGCTGACGTCCGGCACGCGCACCGCGGCGCAGGTGGCTACCGACATCGGGGCGCTCGTCCCTGGCCTCACCGCCAGCGCCGACGAGGCCGGTCGGCTGCTGCTCACGTCGAGCTCTACCCCGGCCCCGGGCGCTCCCTCCGTCGTCGTCGTGGCGCGGGACGCCGGCAACACGGGCAGCAACGCGGCCTTCGGGTGGAGCGACGGCGGGGAGCACTACGAGACGGCGGCGCTGACGGCCCCGAGCTGGCGCGGCGTCGTCGATGGGCGCCCGCTGACGGTGCCCGACATGGGGCAGGGCTTCTGGCTCATGCTGGGCAACCGCACCGTGAGGCCTACGCATCCCGGCATCCGGCGCGACACGCACACCGTGGCCTTCGCGTGCGAGGTGTGGCGCCCCTTCAGCGCCAACGCCCCGCCGCATCGCTCGCGCGAGGCCATCTCGTCCTGCGTGCGCGCGGTGAAGGAGTTGCTCGAGGGCGGTGACGGGCGCTACCTCGGGCGGCAGGGTGCGGGAGACGTGCAACTCGTCACCGTCACCGACACCACCATCAACGGCGAGCCGCTCACGCTCACTGACTCGCCCGGCATCCTTTTCGACATCGCCCGTCTCACCATCAACGTCCGCGTCTTCCAGCGGCCTGACTGAAAGGTCTCTCCAATGTCTGCGAATCCCGTCAACGCCTGGGACATGCTCTGTCTCATCGCCTCCGAGTCGACCATCGGGACGACTCCCACGCCCGCGTCGACTGCCGCCTATGCGGCGCTCGCGGTGGAGGCCATCAACTGCACACTGGGCGGAGCCGAGGTCGGCGTGGTGCGCCCGAAGCAGGACCGCAGCCTTGGCCGCGGCATGCAGAGCGGTTGGGTCGAGGGCAGGGTTGCTCCGATGGACTGGAGCTTCGCCACGTCGCTCAAGTCGCGCGCGGCGGTGGACACCGCGCCCCACGTCCTTGCGCTGCTCAAGGCCGCGGGCCTGAAGGTCACCACCAACGCGGGCGTCTCCGTCGTCGTGACGCCGAGCGCCACGCCGCTCGAGTCGGGCGACTTCGTGTCGGCGTCGCTGACGCGCTTCGAGGGCTCCGGGCTGGGCGTCATGCTGGCCGAGACGCTGCGCGGGTGCGTCGCGAAGGCGCTCAGCATCAAGGGTGGCAACAGTGAGTTGCTGGCCACCTTCACCGGAGCGGGCATCGGCAAGACCGAGGCGCGCGGCCGCTTGGACTCCATCACCGTCCTCATCGGCGCGCTCTCGCTCACCATCACGGCGGAGGAGTCCTACCGCCTGACGCCGGGGTACTACCTCTGCGAAGCGGAAATCATCCAGGTGACGGCCGTCACGCCCGGCGCCACCACGGCGACCATCGTGCGCGGTGCGCTGGCCTCGACGGCGGCGGCTCACGCGGCCGTCCCGATGGTGCCGTACCGCCCGCCCACGGTGACCTTCGTCGGCTCGCCCATCGCGGAGCCTGTCTCGACGGTGACGCTCGGTGGCATCGCGCTGCGGTGCCGCTCGTGGAGCATCGACATCACCACGGGCCTCGACCTGCTGGAGCCTGAGACGGGGAGCAAGTACAGCCAAGGCGCGAAGGCGACGCGGTACGACGCGAAGGTGTCGCTCCAGCTCGTGCTGAGCGGAGACCAGGTGTCGCTGCTGGGCAAGGCCACGGCTCGCCCCAATCTCGCGCTCAGCATCGTGCAGGGCACCGGCGTCGGCGGCATCGTCACCATCGCCGCGCCCAACTGCGAGGTGGTGCCCTTCGTGACGCCGGACACCAACAACGACATCGCGGTGGTGGATGTGACGCTGCGGCTCCGCGACGGCGCCAGCACTGGCAACGACATGTTCACCCTGACGCTCACCTGAGGACGACATGGCGAACCTGACTCGGAAGTTCTCGTGGAAGAAGTGGGCGCCGGACATCGGGGAGAACCGGGAGCTCGAGGGTGGACCCGTGCTCTTCCTCGACATCGCCACCGGCCTCACCCCCAAGCAGCTCGCGGAGGTCTCCGAGCGCATCGCGGCGACGCGCGGCGTGAAGTACGCAACGGCCGTCGTCACGGAGTCGATGGGCGCCGACGAGATGGCCGCGGCCTTCGAGGGCGCGCGGCTGGCGTACCTCTCGGAGGTGCGCGCCATCATGGAGGCGGCGCTCTCGCCCTACGTCCGCGTCGCTGATGGGCCGCACACGGTGGACGGCGAGACGCTGGCGACGCTGGGCGACTACCTGGGCCTCGTGCAGCAGCGGGCCGACATGGGGCTCGAGGCGACGGCCGACCTGATGGCGGCGCTGTCGAGCTTCAACAGCATCTCGGGGCCGGATGAGCTTTTCTCGCGGCGGTCCTCTGGTGGGGCGCGTTCTACGGACGCCCAGAGAACCGCGACAGCAAGGGTCGCCCGCTGAAGTGGGATGGTGACCAGTCGATGATGTTCTTCGGCCTCACCCCGAAGCACAAGTCATCGCCGCAGCCACGGTGGCGCGGCGTGGTGGACATCGACGAGGCGCACCGCGAGGTGTCCGACGTGCTGGCGGTGTGGCGCGAGGTGGCGCGGTGGCCGGACGCGGCGCCCTTCGCAGGTGGCGTGTGGGACGACTGGCCGAGACGGCTGGCGCAGGGCATCGCGTTTCTCCGCGGTGAGTCGGCAGCGGTGGTGGCATACCTGACGAGCTTGGAGGAGTCCCGTGGCTGACCTGCAAATTAACATCAAGGGCGACTCCAGCGGCGCAAAGCAGGCGTTCGAGGACGTCGGAGCGGCGGCTGGAAAGAACGCCGACGACATCGGCAAGGCCGCGGTGAAGTGGCAGGAGTACGCGAACATCGCGAAGATGGCGCTTGGCACCATCGTGAAGTTCGGCGTCGACTCGGTGAAGGCGTTTGCCGAGAGCGAGAAGGTGCAGGCGCAACTGACGCGCGTTGCTGGTGAGTACAGCGACGCGCTCGACGCGCAGGCTCAGGCGTTGATGCGCCTCAATGCCGTCGATGACGACGTCATCAAGCAGAGTGAAACGCTCCTGGTGCAGTGGGGCGGCGTCAAGGCGGCGACGAAGGAGACCGAGCAAGCAATCCTCGACTACGCCGCGGCGACCGGACAGGACGCCGTCAGCGCAACGCAAGACCTCATCCGCAACGTCGAGAGCGGTGGCGCAGGGCTCGCCAAGATGGGCGTGCACTTCGAGACCACGGGGAGCAGGAGCAAGGACCTTGCCGCCGCAACCGCAGCACTGACGGCGCGGTTCGGAGGCGCAGGCGCGGCGAATGCGAACACCCTGTCAGGCCAGTTGCACATGGCCGACCTGGCGTTCGAGGACATTCAGAAGAGCATCGGCGGGAGCGTCGCGAAGTTCGTCGAGCAGACCGGCGCAGTCGGTGCACTGACGACGGCGATGCGGCGGCTGAACACGATGTTTGGAGGTGACGAGGAGGTCAACAAGGGCCTCCAAATCATGGACCTCCGCAGGGCCGAGGCGGAACTGAAGGGTGCGCAGCAGCGCATTTCGACCGCCGTCACCGATGGAGACATGGCGCCGGGCGTCATTGAGCAACTGAAGCTCGACGTCGACATGGCGCAGGCGGCCGTCAACAAGCTGCGCGGGTCAATCGTTGAGGCCGTCTCGACTGGAGCCCCGAGCACTCCCTCCGACGACGAGACGAACAAGAGCAAGAAGGACAAGGACGCTGCTGCTGCTGCGGCGAAGGCCCACGCGAAGGAGATGCAGGACCTCTCCGACAAGAACGCCGAGATGATTCGGAAGTCCCAGAAGGACCAGGACACGGTCGACGCCAACG